ATGTTTCTGATTTTTCCCCATTTATTGATGGTTGTTTGCCGAAAAATAACCGAAAAGGCTTCAAAAAGGGCTTTCGGCAAACAGATGATAATTAATAGTTTATAATATGATTTATTTGAATCCTTGTGTTCAGAAGAGTAAAAAAAGATCAGATGGATCTTACGTGGGTTATATCTGCTTAACTAGAGAGCGGCAGATGTATATGTATAATACTGGTATTATACTGAAATCCAACGAGGTAACTAAGAATTTGTCTATTAGGAGTTGTCGATCTCTTAATCTTATTAATGAGATCATGGTTAAGTTCCAAGCAAGAATCAATGATCTTGAGGCTAGGAACTTGATTGGTTGCAAAAGTTTGAGAC